CAAAGAGCTAGGCATGTCCCTCAGCGCAGTCCGGGCCACCATGACCACCGAAGAACTGATCGGCTGGAGCGCCTACTTCCAGATCCTCAACGAGGACCAACAAAAAGAGCTGGAGAAGGCCAAACGCCGCCGCTAACCCCGGCGGCCTTTTTGTCGCGTAAACTTAAGTACCAGTCCACACGCCAACGCCGTGGCCTACAGAGCAGAAATCGAAATCGGCGTAAGGGGTACGGAACGCTTACGAGACTTACGACGCAGTCTTGACGATTTAAGCGCACGCGTAAACAAGCTCGATCAGCTCGCCAATGTATTCAAAGCTCCTATACAAAGCGTATTAAATTACAATAAATCGTTACAAGAAGCAGCTGAAGTACTACAAAAAGTAGAACTTGGTACAAAAGAAGAAACACAGGCTATCCAGTCTTATGTACGTGCTTTGGGGGAAGCAAACGAAGCGCAAAGCAGACAAATCCGCCTTATCCAAACAGAAATAGATCTAAGAACCGAACAAGTTAGGTTACAGAAATTAACTGCGGCCGGTATATTTGAGACAACGAGATACGCACGTCCTATAGGACCGGGTCCTGCTTTACCTGCGGGCGGTTTTCCGTCGGAAGGGATGCTTCCTATCCCTGGAGCAGCCCGTATGCAGAAGAATATCGGTAAATTCAGTGAAAATTTAGCACTAGGAGCCGGTTTTCCTTTGCTATTCGGTGGTGGACCAGGAGCAATAGGCGGATCCATACTCGGATCTTTTTTTGGAACAGGGTTTGGCGGACAAATTTTAGGCGGTGCCCTCGGTCAAGCTTTAGATCAGGCCATACAAAAAACTGCAAAATTAGGTACAGCGCTGCAAACACTGAACATATCCGCACTGGAACAAAGCGGAATACGTATAAACGCCAACCTTGAAACACAAATAGGTTTAATGCGTCAAGTTGGTGATCTGTCGTCTGCGCAGTTAGCCGTCCAGCAGCAAGTATTTAGCGTGACAGGCGCTTTACCTGGAACTGTAGAAGGTATAAGCGATGCCGTAAATCTGTTAGGTGCAGCATGGGGAGAATTTACAGCTAGCATAGGTGTAACTTTAGGCATTATAGGTGCGCCTTTTGTTGCAGCTTTAGCTGCAATTATTAACTCTCTTAACACTGCATTACGAGGATTAAATTTAATTTTAACCGGCTTAGCTACAGGCATAAAATTAGCCGGAGAATGGGCTATTAGACTACTAGCCGGCGAAGCAGCACTAAGAAAAATACAGGATACTCTACGGCAAAATAATGCTGAACTGGAAAGAGCCAGAGCAGCATATGCCCCTATCCTTGCCGCATTAAACGGAGAAGTTATTTTAACGCGTGAAATTTTAGACCTAGAAAAGCAAAAAACAACCGAAAATAAAACAAGAAATGCTTATTTGAGTTACCAGCAAAGTGTGTTACGTATTAACGCAGATATAGATGAAAAAATAAGAGACGAGCAAGGTAAACAAACAGCAGCAACGAAACAACTTGTAGAAGAAAAAGTTAGACTACTAAATGTAACTAGACAATACAAAGTCGAAGAAGCAGAACTTGCGTTTAACCTTGAAAAGCAACGTATTATACAAGAAGAAAATGCAAAACGAGCACGTGAAGCGGAACAAGCCGCTCAAAAAGAGTTACAAACCCGTATTCAAATCCTTAATCTACAGAGCCAAGTCCTTTCTGTGTTTGTCGAACAGACGCAAGCCCAAATTGCACGGGAAACTTTCCTTAAAGGCGAACTAGGCGGCCTCGAAGCCCAGCTCCAAGCACAAGACAAAATTGCTTTTGCGAAGGAGACAGCTCTGGAACGCGATCGCCAAGCTGCTTTGCTGGGCACAAAAAATGTAGAAGAACAAAATCTGATCAATGCCGCGTATGTAAGACGTCTCAACCTGCTGCAACAACAAAATGACTTGGAAGCAGCCCAGGCTGAACGCCGTAAAAACAGACTAAAACTTGAAGAGAAGTTAGCGGCTACCCAAAGACAACAAGACATCGAAGATAGTGTTACATCTGTACGGCAGCAACAGCAAAAAGTATCTTTCGATATTGCTGGATTTACCAGCCCTGCCGATTTACTACAACAAGAAAAACAGCTATTTGAACAGCGCATACGCGCAAGAGAAACTCTATTGCCCTTGGAGAGAGAAATCACAAAATTAACCGAGGAAATAAATTCCAGTTCTTTGGATGCAAATGCATTAAAAACCAAACAAGACGACTTGGCTGCACAGCAAGCAAAGCTCGTCCTTATGCAGCAAGAGCTTGGGCTGTTGGATCAACTGGAACACCGGCAACTCCGCCTGCAGCAATTCTTCGAGCGCTACGGCCAACTCATCCAGACCGCCAGCGGTGAGATCGCCAACGCTGTTACTTTCGGCGTAGCGGAGATGGTACGCGGCACCAAAACAGCCGAGCAGGTATTTGCCGACTTCCTAAACGCGATCGGCAACGCCCTTATCAGCGCTGCTCAACAGATGATCGCCACCTACATCGCAATCGGCATCGCCAAAATGTTCGCCGGCCTCGGCGGAGGCGGTAGCGCGAACACCGGCACATCTGCGGGTGGTTTGCCTGGCTCCAGTCTCCAAGGCGGTTTTGCTAATCCACTTGTTGGTCAGTATTCAACGCCACTTGCATTTGCCGAGGGCGGTTATGTAACAGGACCGACCAGCGCGATTGTGGGCGAAGGCGGCGAATCTGAGTACATCATCCCAGCCAGCAAAATGCGCTCCGCCATGAGCCGGTATGCTGCTGGCGCACGCGGCTCCGCTGTCATCCCGGCTGGTGACGACACCAGCGGCGGCGGCGGCACCGCCACAATGGCACCAGCCGCCATCGACGTGCGCTACACCGTGGAACGCATCAACTCCGTTGACTACGTCACGGCCGACCAGTTCCGCACTGGCATGGCCCAAGCCGCCCAGCAAGGCGCCACGCAAGGCGAACAACGCACCCTCCGCCGCCTCCAACAGTCCCGCGCCACCCGTAGCCGCCTCGGCATGAACTGATGGACACCAGCTTCAAGACCGAAATAGCCCTAGGTCACATGCTGACGGCCAAGCCCCGCACGGCTGGCGCCGCCCCGCTTTACTTCCAGAACTTTTGGATTAACGAAAACGTCGCTTACAACGGCAACACCCACGGCTTTCTGCCATTCGGCTTCTCTGGCGTCACGGTCAACCGCAGCGGCGACAACCAGTCCACGCAACTTGCCCTGCCCAACAACTCGCTCAGCCGTAGCTGGGCCTCCACGCTGGTCGATGGTAGCTGGGTGGTGCTGGTGGACATGCTGATGCTCAACCCCGACAACAAGTCCGACTACCGCGTGCTTAGTTCCTACGCAGGCCAAGTGGCCGGCGCCATCTGGAGCGACGCCGAACTCCGCTTGGAGATCTCCTCTGTCATCGACGCCGTTGGTGGTGACGTGCCAAGACGCCGCATCACTGAAGACGTGTTTGGCCCGCTGCCCACCACTGCCCAGGTCCGCCTGAGCTGATGTACGACCTGATCGGTCGCCCCTACCGCCTAGGCGCAGACGGCACCGAGTCTGATGGTGCCATCGACTGCATCCACCTCGTCTACACAGCCCTCGACCGCCTCGGCATCACCACCCCCGCTTTCGACCCCTGCTGGTACGACGCGCCGCCTCGTCAAATCCTCAAGGCTATCCACGGCTGGGGACGCCGCGTGCTAGATCCTTTGTATGATGGAGACGTGGTTCTCCTACCACACAAGAATTACGCTTTCGGGACAGTTTGGCAGGACGGCATCCTCTACATAACGGCCAACCTGCAGGCGGTGACCTGGCACCCGCTTACAGCGTTTCCTGCACTCCGCTGCTACCGCAGCAACTGCTCCCCTATGAGCGCCAGCTAATCCAAGAGCTGGGCTGCACCGAACAGGAATATCTCCAGTTCAAGCAACGCATCGACTGGCTCAGCCGCGAACGTCCGGCGGAATATGCACATATTCCAGACGTACAAAATGATGCCTTAACTGTTGCAATCATTTCACTGGTCCTTGGTGTCGTTTCC